GAAATTGATACTCTGCGGCAAACACAATCCGGCTGTAAGTGGACTAGCGAAGAGCCGGGAGATTTCATTCGCAAAAACGGAAAGGGTTAATAATGTTTGAGATGTTGTTTTTCTTGTTAATACTTTCAGCAGTATTGGAAGCGTCTATCAAAACGATAGAGAGATTGAAAGAGATAGGCGTACATATTTGGAAAAAGAAGTTTACACAATCTGATATGAATAAGCTGTTGTTGATACTCGCCAGTGTTGCAATCTGTGTAGGCTTTTCCATACCTTTTCTTGATATAGTGGCTGTGCCTGTATTGGGGGCAGAGTTTAGCTTTGGAGTAGTGGGCTATATACTTACAGGTTTGCTTATTTCTCGTGGCTCCAATACTTTGCATAACTTTATCGAAAAGGTCAAGCAGTGGCAACAGTCTACTACCAAAGGTGGCGAATAATTTGCTCTTGACAAGGGCGAGCTGAGGTATTATGAATGATAGTGGAAGAGCTAGAATCTTTTTGGACGGCGGCGGAGCTTGTTACGGCTCTCCATCTGAACCTGTAGATGAGCAGTGGGATTGCAATCAATGGCTTTACAAATTAGTTGAAGAGTACAAGCAATATCTTGGCGACAGGATATTGGTAGAAGAGTTAATAGCTCGTTTAGATAAGCGGTTGTATTCGGGAAATTGGTTTGTTCCCTTGGCATATCGTTTGTTTGTACCTGATGAGGAAAACAACGAGTTTTTTGGCAGTTACGAAAGCAAGTATCGTACGGCTAACCTTGCTGAAACAGATTTATCGTTACAGTTGCGAACTTCATACGAACAAAACGGTGTAATTGAGTTATTGGTAAACTCTGAAAATCCAAAAAAAGATGTTAGTAAGCAGTGTGCCAAGATTATTGCCAATTGCTTTAATTCTGTGTTTGATATAGATGAAAGTTATTTGCAATCGTATGAGATTAATGAATGTAGTACATATGACAGTGACTTGGAATACAGAGATTTTGCCAATGACAGCAAATATGCAGATCATCCTATGGTGACAGTGGTTTTCTGTGCAGAGCCTGATAGCAATTTATCAAGTTATTTGCATAGTGACCAAGGCTTAACTGAGTTGATATACGGTTTAAGTCTAGCTTTTGATACACTGTCTGAAAGAGGAATACTGAAAGGAAAAGATGACTAAGTTTTTATTGGGAGTAATAGTTGTTTTAGCTGTGCTTATGGCAGGACAGTATCTGTATTTCAAGGGTCAGTTGGAAGATTTAAGCGGTGCTGTAAGGGATGCTTATTCTCAGTTACATAAGTTACAGCCGGGAGAAGAATCAAAGATAAGCATAGAAGATGAGGTATTGACTTACCTTGATAGATATGCCCCTGATTCGGTATATGTAAAGCAGGAGTATATCCCCCCTGAAGGTAGTGTAGACATTATAGTTCAACGAGATACAGAGGCTATGCAAGAGTTGAATGAGTTATATATGGAGATAGTCAAGTTGCGGGAATCGGGCAATGTATCAGATTCGGTTTTGGACAGTTTGGAAGCAGAACTTGACAGGCTAGGCTCCAATATCTATATTACAGAAGTTAACGTAGACAACTCGGGATTTTGTTTGGAACCGGAAGCGGGGGTTTGTGTTAGCGAAACGGGAGATTTCGGTATCTCAGGTGGCACAAGATTGTTTTTCTATGATAGATACGGATTGGGAATTGAAGGTTCAGTGTATAAGCCTGACCAATTATTTGAAGAAGATTCGGAAAGTGAGTTTGCCTTGGGAGGGTTTGGAGATATTCGCATCCCTTCTGTTGAAAACTTATCAGCTAAGATAGGCGCAGGATATAACTTTACCGATCAGGATTGGTCAGTCAATGTAGGTATTAATTTTTATTTTAGGAGGTAACAAATGAGCTTTTTAAGTGATATTACTGCACTTGTTGTGGAAAGACCTGATGCAGATAGCAGGTATACAAAACGAGACCAATATGATTTGGAAAATACGTGTGAGGAAAGTGTAAGTGGAGTTCAAGTTATAGATGCTTCTACAGGGCCTATTGAAATATCGTTGGGTTCGGTAGATAAGGGTAAAGTTTTGATATTCAGTGCTGATAGTGCATTAACTTTGCATATCAATGATAGTGGTGTAGATAGTTTTACAGGTACTTTTGCTGTAATAGAGTTTGACGATACTACGGGATTGACAAGTCTACACGTTACTAATGACAACTCTTCTGCTGTGACGTATGAGTATTCTGTTGTAGGAGATGTTTCTAGCTCTTAGTTAAATGATAATTGAAATAGGAAACATATATAGTAAAGTAGTGAAATGTACTCCTGAAGAGTTTATGGGGTTTAGGCAAGTTTTGACTGTACCGGTGCCCAACCACTGGTTTTCTAAAGCATTCAGAGCGGGCAAGTGGGATGGCATGAAACGTTACTTTCGTGGCAAGTCTTTTTGTACAGGCTTGCTTTTTCTATTGGAAGACTGCCCCGATATTCCTGAAATCATAACTAGGGAAAGAAAACTCTCTTTAGACTATTCCGTTTCTCCAACAATGCTTAATACCAAAAAGTTTACAGGAAAGTATGCTTACCAACTAGGTGTAGTAAAGAAATGCTTGAAAGATCGCAGAGGTATTGTTCATGTAGCCACCGGTGGAGGTAAAACTCTTATGGCGGCTGCTGTAGTTAAGGCATTAGACTTGCCTACTCTCTTTGTAGTGCACCAAAAGGATTTGATGTATCAAACATATTCAGTATTTGAAAAAGAGATAGGCGGCCCGATTGGGCTACTTGGTGACGGAGAGGAAAACATTGAAAAGATAACAATAGGTATGCCTAAAACTATTGTCAATCGTATGAAGCGAAAAGAGTTTAAGAATTGGTTACAAAAGGAAGTACAGGTTGTATTCGCCGACGAATGTCATTTGGCATCCAGTAAAACTTGGGTAAAGGTTTTGCAAAATACGCATAATGCTCCATTTCGTTTTGGTTTGAGTGGTACACCTTTAGACAGAGGAATTATTGACAATCTTACTCTTATGGCCTATACAGGGCGTGTAATCGCAAGAGTTAGCAATGAAGATTTGATAGCCTTGCAAGTTAATTCCCGTCCTGTAATTCATATGATTTCCAGTGTATCTGAAACTAATGATATAGAATATCACGAAGCATACGATAAGTATATTGTAGAGAATGAAGAGCGAAATAGCAAAATATGTCGATTAGTAAAGAAACACATTGATGATGGTATTACTGCTGTTATGGTGAAAAAGATTGAGCACGGAAAGATATTGGAACAGATGTTGAAAGAGGAAAATATACCTGTAGTATTTTGTTACGGAGAAACCAGTACGGAAAAACGTTTAGAAGAGTTTGAAGCTATGAGAAAAGGTAAACGTAAAGTAATAATCTTGTCTAGGATTGGAGAAGTTAGTATTGATATCCCCAATCTTTCAGTAATGATTCGTGCCAGCGGGGGTAAATCTACAATATCTACTTTGCAAACTATTGGAAGAGAATTGCGTAATCCAACTGATTCAGAAAACGAAGTTATTTACTATGATTTTGTAGATACCGGAAACTGTCACTTGGAAAAACATTCTGAAGCTAGGAGGAAAGATTATGAACGAGAAAACTTTGAAATTGTGGATACAAGCATATGAAGAAAAAGTTAGAGATGTTACGGGTTTCAGATGGTACAAAACTAAAGCAACAGCTAGAAAAGCATTTGAAAAAGTAGCGTCTCAATTTCCCGATACTAATCCTTATACATTTATGGCCGCAGTATTTCCTCCCAATCAAGATTGGTGGATTCCTAAAAAAGGAGGCCCTAATCGGGGTTGGAAGAAATTACAATATCCTTTTCCCAATATGCTATACGGAGAAAAGGCGAAAACTGCTTATATCCGTTACACTAGACGCAAGAAAAAGAGTAGGCAATCTTTTCAATCAGAAGTCTTGCGAGATATTGATATTTCTCTTAAACAATTAGATAAGCTGGATGTAGATTTAGATAATCTATCAGAGTTGTTTTGGTTAGCTAGTGATAGTACAATCTCTCCTTTTTTGTTTGTAAGTTTGCCTGAAGCAGAAGGTTGGACAATTTTGCAAAAAGCAGCAGGCAATCTTCCTGAAGATGTTGTTGATAATGTAATGGAATACAAAAACAAATTAAAAGGTTATCCTGAAGTAGTTTATGAAATCTCCCAAAAGATTGGAGCATATGAGCGTAGCTAAGTACCCCTTTGATGCAGAGTTTCAGAATAAAATATTAGCTGTAATTATCCGTGATAAATCGTTTATTCTCAAGTTTTCCAATCTAATCAAACCCAACTATTTTGATAACTCTGTGTATGTAACTTTATGTAGAATTGTACTAGAGTTTTTGCGTGATTTTGGTAGTTTACCTACAGAGCCAACTTTGAGAGAAATATTTAAAGACTATTCTCAGGAAAACTTGCTTAATCGTGTGCTTGACAAAGTAATGTCAGTAGACTTGACAGATTCGTCTTATGTAGAGTCTGAAATACTTAACTTCATTGGCCAACAGAGTTGGAGATTGGTTAAGCCTCAGATTGACAAAGCTGTACGTAACAAAGATATAAAAACTGCTCGTACACTATTTGACAAATATATGAGAGCAGAAGAAGTGCAAAGACAACAAGAAAACGAGATTTTCTATTTTCAACATATTGATGAAAGTTTCCGTAGTTTGAAACGAGAAGAGGAACACCCTAATAAAATTGCTACGCTTATACAAAGTATGGATGAGGTTTTACGTGGAGGAGTAGGAGCGGGGGAATTACATTTGTTGTTTGCTCCCAAGAAAAAGGGTAAAAGTATATTTCTTGTAAATATGGCTGCCGCCGCTTTGCAACAGGGTAAAAAAGTTGCCTATATTACAATGGAGTTAGACACAAAGTATGTAGAATACCGTGTCCATTCCCGCTTAACAGGAATACCTGATACTGAACTTGTTGCAAATGAAACAAAAGCGAGAGCAGTTCTTAATCGAGTTAAGCAACTTAAGGGTGAATTGGATTTAAGAAAATATCCTACCAACGCCCTTACTCCAAAGAAATTACAGTCTTACTTGGATTACTTGTGGCAGATCAAAGGGTTTAATGTAGATTTACTGCTTGTAGACTATCTTGATATAATGGCAGTTGACAATCATTATGGGAAGAGATGGGAAAAGCAAGGTCCTTTGAGCGAAGCCCTTAGAGGCTTGGCTGATATATATCGTATTCCCATATGGACAGTGACACAGGCTAAACAGAGTGCAGAAGGTAAAGATGTAGTAGAAGGTACTGATATGGGCGGAGATAGTGTTAAGGCGCATACCGCAGATTCAGTGTGGAGCTTGATGCAAACTCCCGAAGAAGCAAAAGCCGATCCCCCTGTAGGCAGGTTATTCTGTAACTATTTGAGAAACGGAGCAGGACAGGGACAAGTATTGGAAATTAAGTACGATAAGAAACGTATGTTGATGACTGATTTGATAAGATGACAATATCTCCGCTTATCATAAGAGCTTATTGTGAGGAGCATTTGGAAAATATTGAGGAAAAGGGAGATACGCTGTTTGCTAAGTGTCCTCGATGTGGAAAAGCACGGAAACACTGGAATATAGATACTGAAACAGGTTTGTTCTATTGTTACAGATGTAACTTTAGAGGTACTTTTGAGTTTCTAGTAAAGTATCTTGAAGGTAAGTGGCCTGATCTTGATGAGTTACAAGATGAATACGAATCGTGTATTACTCTGGATATGCTGAAGGCAATTCACAGTGACGGGCCTGTAGAGTTTGAAGAGTACGGAGATTGGACTGAAAACACGGTGCCCTTGACAGCCTCTTGCAGAGATGCTAGATTAGCTAGGGAATACTTGGAAAGCCGCAATGTATCGTTGCAACAAGCAAATGAGTTTCAGTTTCGTGTAGCGGTTGCGGGGGATTACAAAAACTATATCATCATTCCTGTTGAAGAAAACGGAGAGGTAAAGTCTTTTGTAGCAAGGCGATTTAAGGGAGAGGGGTTGAGGTATACAGGCCCTTCTACAGATGATCCGTTTGAGAGAAAATCCAACTTATTGTGGGGGCTTGACAGAATAGACGGTGGGGGTTATATAGTCCTTGTCGAAGGCGTGTTTGATGCGTTACCGCTATTGGATGAAAACGCTGTAGCTTTAATGGGAAAAGAGGTTTCCCCTGTACAGATAGAAAAGATATTGGATACGGCGAGTGGAGTGACGGTGTTGTTGGATAGCGGTTTCTACGAAGAAGGCTTACAGGTGGCAAGTAGTTTTGTAGGTTTTCTTCCCGTGAAAGTTGGAAAGATGAAAAGTGGCGATCCTGGTGAAAACCCTGTTGGAGCGAAAAAGGCAATAGAAACTGCGGTTAGTTACTTTGGAGAGGAATTGGTGTGAAACAGGATAAGATACTTTTTCGTAATTGGAAAGGTGAAGTAATAGCAACGTTATATGGCAGAACCAACGTTAACCCAAAAATAGGAAGGAAGGGAAAGATGTCTGAGAGAAAAGTTGATTGGAGAAATAGAGAAGATTGGGAAGAGTTACGTAAGGCTTACAAAACTCTTGGAAACGCAATTAATTTCAAAGTTGGTGACAAAGTAAAAATACTGAGAAAAGCTGATGATTTTGAGTTGGGCTGGTCTACTTTTTGGCCTTCTGAAAAGGATAAGTATATTGGAAAAGTTGGAAAGATTATCAAGGTAGTGCCCTCATATGGAAGCATTGCTGTAGCAGTAGAAGGAGAAGTTTGGCTTTCCCCTTGGTTCGTCTTGGAACTTGTTGAACCTGTATCTGAGAAGCATACAATCACAATAGACGGTAAGTCTACTGAAGTCTCAGAAGAAGCTTACAATGAAATAAAGAATCTGTTTGAATAGAAGGGATACTTTTGAAAACTGCTAATTGTACTACTCTTCAATCTCAGAAAATTACTCTTCGTAACTTGGAACAGAAGGCTTATCTTGATGAGTTATACCAAGAGGCTTTGTATATTGAGAAAAAGTTTCTTGAAACTAGTATGTATGAAGCAGATAAGTGGACTTGGTTGATTGTACATGAATACATGGCTTGTATGTCACAAGGTTGGACCTATCCTAATCAGCGTAACAAAATGAGCGAAGCTGCTATTAAATATGGTAAAGAGTCTCCATTTTGGAGTGAGTTGGAGAAAACTAAAACAGAGCGGTATAGCTGGTCAATTCGGTTGGCTCATGCAATGCGTCTTACGCTGAAAGCGTTGGATAAAGGCGGGTTAACTAGGAAGATACGTAAAGAGCTGAATAGATTTAAGAAGTTTGCCCTTGATTTCAGGCGTAAGTTGCTTAGAATGCCGCCTACAGATAAGCAGAAAAAGGTGTTGTTTAAGATAGAGCGAATTCTTGGGATTTACTATGATGACTTGTCTGCTGAGGAAAACGGTGAAAAGTGGCAAAAGGAAATAGCAAAGGAATTGGAGGAATGATGGATTTTGCTGGTTTTGTAGCGGAGCGGTTGATGGAGGAGTTAGACAAGGAAATGGTAAGAATAGCTGTGGAGGATGAAAAGATGCCTGAGCGAAAAGTTGATTGGAGAGGTAGAAAAGATTGGTATGAACTGAATAAAGCTTACAAAACTCTTGGAAAAGCAGCTAATTTCAAGGTTGGAGATAAAGTAAGAATACTTAGAAAAGCTGAAGACTTTGAGTTAGGTTGGGAGTGGTCTTGGTCTTCTGAAAAAGATAAGTTTGTAGGAAAAGTTGTAGAGACTGATTGTGTTTATCCTGATGGCTGTGTTGCAGCAGAAGGTTGGGTATTCCCTTGGTTCGTCCTAGAACTTGTTGAACCTGTTTCAGAAAAGCATACAATCATCGTTGATGGAAAATCTACTGAAGTAGATGACAAAACTTACCAAAAAGTAAAGAATCTGTTTGATTAGAAAGGAAGTGTATGGCTAAATGTATTCTTTCCGATGAATTATTTGCAGACTATAAGAATGAAGAAGAGTGTTTTGGTAAGATGTATAATCCTGAAGAGGGGGCGTGTCAAGACTGTTCTGTAAAGGACAAGTGTCAAGAGGCGCAGAATGCTGATACTGTGTTGAAAGCCTCACAAGCTGATCCAACTGATGTTTACTCAGATGACCCTGAAGATTGGACTAAAGAAGGTACGTCACAATATATTGAACAGGTTGCTAAAGATATTGGCTTACCTGTTGAAAAAGTAGAAATGAAAACCCGTGACAAGTTTTATGTGAATGATTCCCAAATCTTTACAGTTACTAACAAAACTTTAAAGTGTTTGGATAGTAAGCCTTCAGAGTTTCAGCTTAACGAAGATGAGTGGGAGGAAAAGCATAACGGTTTTGTAGTCGATCTATCTAACGAAGCGGCTCTCAGAGCTACTATTGAAGGTAAGCTCTCTACATTTACTCCCGCTGAAGAGCCTGTTGTAGAATCTGCTGAAGAGCCACAAGAAGAGGTTACAGAAGAAAAAGATGAGGAATCTGAGCCTGTTGTTGAAGGGGTAGAAGAGGTTGCTCCACCGAAGACACCTGTTGTAGATAGCGACAATCTTGCCGCAGGTTTCGGCTGTCTGTTTGGTAAAAACGGTTTGGCTAAGATTGAGATATACATTCCCACTAAAGATATTTCCAAAGATGTTTTGCTGGAAAAGATGTCTAATTTCATAGATGAGTTTACAGGGGAGTAATGCCTAGAGGCGGTAAGATAGCTAGGTGCCCTTGCGAACTTAGCGTATACAAGAAATGCCAACATCCTAAGCTAATCTATTCCGGTCCTGAAGAGCCGGAGATATTGGTTGTATTAGATCAGCCGGATTTTCAAGAGGATAGGTCGGGTAAAATAGCTTCGGGGTATAATGGCAGAGAGATTCGCCGACTTTTGCGGGAAAATGGTGTTGATCTGCAAAAAATAGGCTACACTTATACGGTTTGCTGTTACTCTGATTTCAAACCTAAGCGGCATCATATTGCTAGTTGTGCAACGGTATTGAGAAAAACCCTCAAACGGAAAGCTAGTAAACTCCAATTAGTTTTGCTTGTAGGTAGCCTTCCGCTGAAAGTATTGCTTAATAAGCCAAGCATTAACAAAAGCAGAGGGCAGTTGTTACCTATTGGCAATACTAAATATATGGCAGTGTTTTCACCTAAATATGTACGTCAGTCCAAGAGTGAAAAAAAGAAAAAGCAGTTAGAGCTTGATATAAAGAAGTCTATCAAGTTTCTTGAAAACGACGGGTTGTCTCGTATATCCTATAGAGAAGTTACTGCTAGCGAGTTACAGGGTTTAATACCTGAAATTAAGCAATCTGAAAAACTAACCTTCGATTTGGAAACCTCTTCGCTTGATATGTATGATTCGCAAGAATATGTGATAGGTGTGGGCTTAACATGGAAGGGTAGGCGAAATGAAGGCGTTTGGCTACCTTTAGAACATCCTGAATTAGATATTTCTGCGCAGGAATACAGCAAGCGTGTAGAAACTTTGCGGCAAATTATGAGATCGGCTGTACCTAAAGAGGCTTACAACGGTGAGTTTGACCTAAAGTTTATGGATACTGCTCTTGGTATTGGAATAGACGATGTAAACAACTACTGTAAAGACCCTTTACAAGCCTATCACTTGATTGATACTTCTTATACTCCAACACTGTCTTCTCTTGTTTTGGAAAACTGCCCTGATATTGCAGGATATGATGCAAAAGTTGACCACTTGTGGAATGAACATGACTCAATGGCAGAGTTTCCTTTGCAAGAGATTGGCCCTTATTGTGTAGGCGATGTAATTGGTACTTATCGTAATGGAGAGATATTAGAGAGTAAACTACATAAAATGGGTAGCTATGATTTGTACTCAAATGTAGTTGTGCCTGCTGCTCAGGTATATGCGGCTATGAGTGTTAGAGGTATAAAGATAGACGAGCAAGAGGCAATTCGGTTGGAACAAGTATATGATGAGAAACAGGGAGAGTTAGAAGAAGAGTTGTTATCTTCTTCTATTGCAGAAAGATGGAGAAAAGCTAAAAGCAAGGAATTGAATCTGTCTTCTCCTGTACAAATGGCTGAGTTGATTTATGATATTTGTGGTATTCCTGAAGAAACTCAAAAACGAAAAAAGAAAAGCGGAAAAGTTGAATGGACTAGAAGTTTTGACAGTAAGGCTAGAAAAAGTATAGTTGATAAAAAAGGTAGAGATAAGTATCCTAACGATGTCGTTGATTTTGTTGAAAAGTGTGAGCATTTGTCACAGATTTCAACACAGGCTAAAATGTTTACAAGTCGTTGGCGGGAATGGGTACACGAAGACGGTTTGGTACATCCTGAATATAACAACAGATTTACTGAATCGGGAAGGTTATCTACTACTAAACCCAATGTTCAGCAAATGCCAACTCGTATAAAAAGCAATAACCCTGAAATACGAAAATGGATGTCGGACAATGCTGTAAAACGTATGTTTGTCAGCAAATGGCCTGAAGGTTATTTGGTCAATGTAGATTATTCCCAGCTAGAATTGCGGTTGATGGCAATACTTTCAGGCGATAAAACTATGGTAGCAACTTATCGAGATGGGCTGAATGAGGGAGATATTCACAGAGCTACTGCTAGACAGAAGTTTCCTAATTTTGATGTAGAGACAGAAGATGTACAGCAAGAGATGAGAGGTCGGGCGAAAACTGTTAATTTCAAAGGAGCTTACAGTTTTGACGATGAGTTTTTGTCGGCTTATCCCGGTTTGGCAAAGTGGGTGGAAAGTGCTCGGAGTTTGGCCTTGACACAGGGTGGCGTATGTAGTAAACTATACAGGTGGAGATATGAAGAGCGGGTTAAGTCAATCAAAGTACCCAATAAACCTGTTTACGCAATGTCTGAAGAAGAGCGAGAAAACTACTTCCGCAGGGAACACTTCTTTCGCTGTCTAGTCAACCATCTTATCCAATCATTAGGGCATGACATTTTGCAAATGGCTTTGATTCGTATAGATCGCCGAATGAGGCGAGAAAACTTGCTCAGTCATCTTAATATGGAAGTACATGATAGTTTAGTAAGTGATTGTCCTACATATGAAGAAGCCTTGTATGTTGGTAAGTTAATGAAAGAGGAAATGGAAGCTGTTGGAGAGGAGTTGAAATGGTGTAACATTCCTCTTAGAGCAGATGTGGAAATTGGAAAAAACTGGTGGGAGAAAAGAGAGGTGGAAGTAGCATGATGATTGAAGTTGGTAACTTTGGGGTAAAGTGGGATGATAGCTTTATTGATGCTTTTGATGTTTGGCCTAGAACGAAAAGGAAGGGAAAGATGTCTGAGAGAAAGGTTAATTGGGGAGGCAGAAAAGATTGGTATGAACTGAATAAAGCTTACGAAACTCTTGGAAACGCAATTAATTTCAAAGTTGGAGATAAGGTAAGAATACTTAGAAAAGCTGATACCTTTGAGTTGGGTTGGTGTTGCGATTGGTCTTCTAAAATGGATAAGTATATTGGAAAAATTGTAGAGATTGATAAAGTTTTTCCTTGTGGTTGTATTAAGATAGACGGCTATTTCTTCCCTTGGTTCGTCTTGGAACTTGTTGAACCTGTTTCAGAAAAGCACACAATCACAATAGATGGAAAATCCACTGAAGTAGATGACAAAACTTATCAAAAAGTAAAGAATTTGTTTGATTAGAAAGGAATTGTATGAAAAAGTTTAAGGGTTATCGCAAAGATTTGAGTTTGACGTGGTATATAACAACAATTGCTATTCTTGGCCTTGTTGTGGCGGCTTTCATTATTATGTGGCCTCTTGCCTTGATTTGGGCGCTAAACTTGGTTTTCCATCTAAGCATTCCATATACATTCAAAACTTGGCTAGCTATTCTGCTTCTTAACATAGCTGTCTCTTCAACAAATTATCGTAGAAACAACAACTAGAAAGGAGAAATATGAAATCAATTCCATTAACCGTTGACTTGGGGGAATTGGGTGAACACACTTTGGACTTTAATCAAGATTTTCATGTAGACAATCTTGACGAAGCTCTGTTGCGTCAAGCTAGTGTATACGATTGGTACGATAGTGTGTATCATATTTTGAAGCGACAAGTGGCGAATAAACACGTGTTTCTTGAATCAACTTCTTCTCAGCGAAGAGATGAGATAGAAAAGGAGATGAAAAAGAACTCACAAAAGGTTACACAAAAAGCACTTGATGCGGCTCTTCCTAATGATCCTGAAGTGATAACCGTTAAGGAACAGATTAACGAGTTAGAATACAAATTGGGTAGAGTTAAGGGGCATATGGCGGCACTGTCTCAGCATCATAGCAATCTGAAGGAGTTGTCACGAAGAGAACGATGGCGGATAAGTAGTACAGGCGATAGTTTGGATGATCCTGAAGAAGCAGCAATTTCCGTAGTGAAAGGAGAAAAGCGTGGCTGAGAGAAAAGTTGATTGGTATAACAGAGAAGATTGGAAAGAGTTGAATGAAGCTTACGAAACTCTTGGAAACGCAATTAATTTCAAAGTTGGAGATAAGGTAAGAATACTTAGAAAAGCTGATAATTTTGAGTTGGGCTGGGGTAATAATTGGTCTTCTAAAATGGATAAGTATATTGGAAAAGTTATAGAGATTGGTAAGGTTTTTCCTTGTGGTTGTATTAAGGTAGACGGCTGGACATTCCCTTGGTTTGTCCTAGAGCTTGTAGAACCTGTTTCAGAAAAGCATACAATCACAATAGATGGAAAATCCACTGAAGTAGATGACAAAACTTACCAAAAAGTAAAGAATCTGTTTGATTAGAAAGGAGAAATATGGACCCTGTTAAGGCTGCTCAGGAAGAAGCTGCAAAGACTCAGGAATACTCGGGAGACAGTGATTTTATTCGTTTGCCCATATTGCCGAAATGGAATGACGGAGAAACTAGGTACATTCGTATTCTGCCCCCTGTTGAAGCGTTGAAGTGGTTGCTAGACAATCCCGACGAATCTTTCCAAGAATACTGTGCCAATGATATAGGCCCTGCTTTGGCATGGCGTACTGTATATCTACATTTTGGTATTCAAGGAAAGGGTGTTCTTCCATGTAGGCGCATGATTAACAAGCCTTGTCCTATCTGTGAAGCTTATGAAGAGGACAAGGACTCTCCCGAAAAGGTTGTCAGAGAGAGTGCTGAAAATATCAAGCCCCAGGAGAAGGTAACATTCTTTGTGCTTGTAAGAGATTGGGATGACCAAGGCCCTTACATTTGGACTACTGCACGCAAATGGGCCAACAAGGTTTTCAGCAAGTTTGGCAATCCTGACTACGAGTTGGAATATGATCCTCTTGAAGGAAGAGACTTGCGTATTACTCGAAAGGGTGCAGAGTTTAACAACACTGACTACGAAGTAGATCGTAAGCCTGATAAGAGTTTCATCTATTCCGTTGAAGGAGAAGATGAAGACGGTGCTTATATTGAGCCTGATTTTGATAAGATGAGAGAGCTTGCAGAAAATCTCCCGTCTATTGGACATCAGAATGACCCCGTGCTTTCCTATGATTTGTATGAACAGATAATCAACGATGAGATAACAATTAAGGAAGCGTATGGGATACAGTTTGGCTCAGATGAAGATACTGAGTTTGATACTGATAAAATAGAAGAAGAGGAAGAAAAGGAGAAGAAGCCAACTCCTCGGCGTCGTAGGCGGAAGAAGCGATGAATAAGTTTGCCGAAGAGTTACGTAAGGAGTTCGGGGGCAACTTAACTGTTGCCTCCGACAAACACGAAGAGTATAAGAATATAACTTGGCTAGATACAGGTAATTATACTCTTAATAAAGCTATCAACAAAAAGGGTTTGGGCCTACCTACGGGGAATATGGTAGAGTTTTTCGGGGCTAGTGCTTCTGGTAAATCTGTAATCGGCTTGCACTGTCTCAAATCTACTATGGATAAAGGTGGCGTGGCTGTTCTGATAGATGCTGAGGGTAGTTTGGATACTACTTTGGCTAGTGATATTGGGATTGACTTGGATCAACTGCTCATTATAGACCCAACTGTGCGAGATAGCGATGACGAAAGCCCTCTTACTACTGAAGAGGTATTTCAGCGTACTGAAACTATTATCAAACGTGTTAGGGAGCAATTCGGCCCCGATCAACTGTTGTCAATCGTATGGGATAGTCTTGCCAGTACCAACTTTCCTAGTGATTTGGAAGAAAATGGCCCAAAGGAAACACAAGGTAGACCTGAAAAACACATTAAGCATTGGATTCGTCGTATACGCCCTTTGGTGAATAGCGGCAATGTATTGTGGCTTATTATCAATCAAGTATATAGTGTGATAAGCAGCGTACCCACTGCTAGAAATACTCGTACTCCCGGTGGAAGAGCAGTTGGTTTTCATTCCAATACACGGGTGGAGTTTATCCTTAAAGAGGGCAAAGCCGGTAAAGTATTCGACAAGAATGGCTTGCCTATTGGAGCAAGGCTACATTTTAAGATATTCAAGAATAGAGTTGGGCCGCCTTGGCGAGAAGGTTTTATTGAGTTTTACTTCAATGAAGACGGTGAGCCTAGTATAGACTACTACAGCGGTTATCTCAACTATCTTGCTGATAGAGACGCAATTAAGGTAGGAAAAGGTAGAGTTCTAGTGGGAGATGACTCCTACCGTTCCCGTAAGATAAGTGGTAAGTATTATCAGAGTGAGTTTGTTGACAAAATGATGGAAGAACATCCTGAGTTATTGAAAGTATGAACCCCTTAGATTTTCTTCCTAACTCTACTGATATTCTTGTAATAGACGGGCTTAACCTTGCTTTCAAATCTGCATACTCTTTATCTCGTTTGAAAGTAGGCGATGAGTCTACAGGAGTAATCTACGGTATGCTTAACAGTATATTTACTTCTATGCAAGAGTTTCAGCCTAAAGTTGTATTTCTTGTGTGGGAAGGCAGAAACAGCAAAGCTCGTCGCAAGGAAATCTATCCTGAATACAAAGAGGGAAGAAAATCTGACTTGGATGTAGAATCAGTTTTTGCTCAGACTGAGATAGTTGAAGATATACTACGAATGTGTGGAGTTGGAGTTGTCAAAGAAACGGGTTTTGAAGCTGATGACTCCATCTCTGCATTGGCTAGTTTTGGTTTGAAAACTGTTATTGTTTCATCTGATAACGATTTGCTCCAATTGTTAACTCCCAAGGTATCCAGATATAATGTAGGTGAGTGTACTCATATTACGTACAACAACTTCAATGAACAGAAGGGTTTGTCTTTTCCTATAGAAAGATTTGTTGACTTTAAGGTATTAACGGGGGATTCTTCAGACAATATAGTAGGTGTAAAGGGGGTAGGCAAGAAAACTGCTGATAAGTTGCTTTCACAGTATTCGCTTGATGAATACATTGCAACGGGTGAGGCAAGTATTCCCCGTACTAAAAATATATTCAATTCCGTGGCAGTAATTGAACGAAATCGTTTACTTATTGATTTGAAATACAATCAAACTAGGGAAAGACGGTTAGAATTGCTATCTAATCTGAAAATAGATGAAGTAGATTTTGACGATGTACTCGATATGCTAGAAACTTATGAGATGTGGACATTGCTGGATAAAGCAGATGAGTTTGTATCCACATTTCAAAGATTACGTTCAGAAGAAGTGTTGAAAGAAATGGAGGAAAATGTCTGAAAAAGCACCTGTAATTCTGCATTTGTATTGTCCTAAAGAATTGATAGACGAGACTTATACAACTAAACCTATGACAACTAAAAAATTAAACAAATTAATAAATAGCTTGACTAATCCTACTGAAGATGTAATTGTTGAAAGGAAGCGGGTTTTAGTACAGCAGCAGGAATATACTCCCGATAAGGTGGTATTGAAGAAATCATTGCTGGAAAAGCCTATGCTCATTGAGATAGGTATTTATGAGAAGGAGAATATATGATTGAAGTGCTGATAATTTGGATGTTTGGTGCTTTAGCTTCTATGGAAATATTGAGTTATACTAAGGTAAGCGGTTGGAAGTGTGCAGTTTTGACAGTTCTATGGCCATTGTTGGCTTTGTTTGTGATAGGCTACGTAGGGTATTTGTTGGTGAAACTAGAAATCGAGCATATTCGGGAAAAGAAGGAGGCGAAAGATGGGAAAGAAGACTGATTCGCTTGAGCAGGTGCGGAAACACCTTAAAGAAATATGGGCGATGGGGGCGATACGTCAGGAGATTAGAAGGGATCGCATCTGTGAGGAAGCTATAAAAGCTCTCGATACTCTCGATAGCCTACGCACCCTCAAAGAGGGCGAGGTGGCGGTGGATAGGGAACGATTGAACGAGCTATTGGACGCAGACGGACGTGCGAATGATCGTAAGGGTGACATGGCCTACCTCCAGCGCAGAGAGGGGAAAGTAATGTTGTGGGAAAATCTACAGACATACTGTCGTGCATTTGAAGAAACCGATTTGTCACCACTAGGAAGCAACTATACGGATTTTGCAAGTTTCTTTGCACAGCATAAGATGGATTATTGTGTACGTATAGTAGCCCAGAGCCCTAGTTCCTACTATATGGATCATGTTGTTTTTGAGTTAAGGCTGTATGTTGGCGACAATGTTTTCGGTGCGTCTCAGAGACTTTCCACTACAGAGTTGTGTCGTTTGAGGCCATTAACTATAACCCTCATGGCCCAAGAACATTGTTTGAATATGATCGGAAATTTGTTGGAAAACTTAGACTAATGAACATAACAGGCAATGTGTATATTTTGATGAAAGGCGACGGGTATGGGCATGACAGAATTGTAGGTAGTTTTTCAAATGAATTTTTAGCAAACGAAGTAAAGCATCGGTTTGAAGCAGAAGGTTGGGGTATTTATTGGGTAGAAGAGGTAGCCCTTAACCCCCAACTAGGACTAGATCGAGATGGTCTTCCTGTGTTATACCACAAAGAGAGGGGAAACAATGAGCATACTGAATCCTAAGACTGCCCGTGAATATGTTATCAAAAAGAAAAATATCCGTGAGTTACTTATTGACCTTGAAATAGGCGAAGACACTATGAAAACTATTAATGAGCGTGTTGTACAAATGTTGCTAGCCGCTAGAGATCGTACTAGAGGTAACAAGCGGAAAAGGATGTTTCCTATTGACCTATAGACGCAGGTTTAATTACACGCTAGGCAAGAAAGCTATTAAGAATATGCGACGTTACAAGCTAGGCGTGTATCCGTTGTTGGATACTCAAAACTTGCCAGCAATATATTTTCTGCATAAGAATGTGCAAAAGATTCAGTGGTTTGCGGATAAAGTATTAGATTGTCCTCGTGCCTTCATTCACAAGAAGGATAAATATTTTTATATCAAAGCTATGGGAGTTTACATTGATAAGTGGGTAAAGTATACCAAAAGAAATCCTGAATGGAAGGAATTGTGGTAAGATGGTAAAATCTGCAATAGATAGGCGTTTGTTAATCTCAGCGGATTGGCATTATGGATTGTACAAAAATCTGTGTGACCAAGATTTTGATATGTTAACAAGTCAAGCTCGTGAGATTGATAAATCTATTGAAAGAATACAGGAATATGGAAGAGAGAATGATATTAAAACTCTTATTGTGTTAGGTGATATAACTCATAGGAGAAATCTTCGCCCCGACGCTGTTAACAATTTGATAGATAAAAGATTTAGAGAATTGGAAAAGGTATTTTCTGATATTTACTTGTTGGTAGGCAATCATGATCAAGCAGATACAAAGGGTAGTGTAGACAGTATTACTCGTTTGGAAAGTGATATTACTACAGTTATTTCCAAACCAGCTATAATCAATGTATTAGGCTGGCAGTGGTTATTCGTACCATATACGGAGCATAACTTGGCAGAAGCCGCAGTAGATTCTTTGCTGGATAGTTGTTCTAAGCAGTTACCCATGATATTGGCTGGACATCTTGGTGTATCAGGAGCAACTACTTCAGGATTTGAATATAAGGTAAGAGAGCCTGTTACTCTGCAAGGATTGTCTATTGAAGAGTTTGTTTTTGCTTTTTTCGGGCATTATCACAAGCCACAAGATTTGAGTTCTAGTGCAATGTATGTAGGCGCACCTTGCCAACATTCTTTCAAAGATGCTGAAGATGAGCGTGGATTTTGGGAAGTCGAGTTAGTTTCCAAAAATGGTACATATTCTGTGAAAAGAAACTTCATACATAATGCTGAAGCCCCTACCTTCCATGAGATAGATGTAAAGGACTACTCTCCCGAGAAGTTCCCTCAGAATAGTTATATACGCTTGCTAAACGCATCTGTGGAGGATAGAGAGAAGTACCGAGGGGATTCTCGTGTATATGACATAATTGGGGATACAGAAGAGGTAGAGCACGAAGAAATTATTGTTTCAGTGGGAGACGGCTGGGATAAATGGATTGATACTTGGGTGGAACAGGAATGCAATGATAAGAGAAAACAGAGGCAATTGAAAAGCATAGGCAAGGAAGTGAAAAATGAAGTTGAAGTTTAAGACTAAAAATACTCTTGCTTTCGGGGAAAAAGGTATAGAGTTTGATTTATCTGAACCAGGCTTATTTCTTGTAACAGGTAAACACCTTTCGTCCAGCAGTAAAACAAGTAATGGTGTTGGCAAATCTTCTATACTTGATACTTTACTTTGGGGGCTATACGGTAGTAAACCTTCAGGTAGGCTGAAGTCTGATATTGTTAATGACTCAGCAGAGGGGGATAGTGTTACTGAAGTTGTTATTGAAAAAGGCGGGAAAGTAGGGGAAATAATACGTACTATCTCTGCCAATGAGTTTGAAAGATACGGTGTACCTGTTGTAGGTGATGAGTTGGCTTTTTTCATTGATGAAGAAGATATGCGTGGAGATTCAATGAAAGCAACTCAAGAATTGATAACTTCGTTTATCGGCTTGGATGAGGAAAGTTTCAAAGCCTCTGCTTGGTTTACTGCTGATAAAGAGAGTTTTGCAGATAAGACACCTGCTCAACAGGATAAGCTGTTTCTTAAACTTCTCAGATTGGGTATATTGAAGAAGGCAAGAGAAGTTGTCAAGAATAAGCTAGATAAAGTATCTGTTGAAATCCAAGGCCAAGAGCGGGAAATTGGTAAGAAGCAAGCAGCTATTGAAGAGATAGATCGTAGTATTGAAAAAGCCAAGCAGGAGATTCAAACCTGGAAGCGTCAGCAGAAAATTCGTATTCAATCTGCTAAGGAAGCGGTAGATGCTACAACTACCAAACTTGTTACCAAAAAGGAAGAGTTGAAAACTTGTCTTGCTAGTATATCTGAGTTACAGAAACAGATAGACGATTTTGAAGAGGTAGATTCTGAACAGATTGAAAAATTGGAGCAAGAAAAGCAAAAGTTACAGGAAGAATTGAGCAACCTCAATGAAGACCTTGGTAAGATAAAGGGTAATATCTCTATTTACCGTAAAGCTCTAAA